TACCATTTCAGTGGGCAATTAAATGAAACTCCGACCCGTGGTTATGAAACTTTCTGATAATACACTATCACTCCTTAAAAACTTTTCTACAATTAATCAGTCTATTCTATTTAAGCAAGGAAGTAAACTTCGCACTATTAGTGTAATGAAGAATATCCTTGCTGAAGCAACAGTAGATGAGGAGTTGCCAAAAGACTTTGGCATCTATGATTTAAATCAATTCCTTAATGGATTGGGATTGCATCAGAGTCCAGAGTTAGACTTTGAGAATGATGGTCATGTGGTCATCAAGGAAGGCAAGATGAGATCTAAGTATTTCTTTGCTGATCCTCAAGTAATTATTACTCCACCAGATAAAGAGATTACTTTACCTACTGAGGATGTTAGGTTTGAGTTAAGTACTCAACAGTTAGATAAGTTGCTTAAAGCAGCAGGTATATACCAATTACCCGATCTAGCAGTCATAGGTGAAGCAGGTGTAGTTAAGTTACTTGTAAGAGATAAGAAGAATGATACATCAAATACTTTTGCTGTAACAGTAGGTGAGACTGATAAGCAGTTTACTTTTAACTTTAAGATTGAGAATATTAAGATTCTACCAGGCACTTATGAGGTCGTTGTGTCACAAAAATTACTGTCCAAATTTACCAACAAGGATCGTGATTTGCGTTATTATATAGCTTTAGAACCAGATTCTACCTTTGGATAATGAGTAGAGAAATTCCTACTGAACAGTATATGGTCGATGGGTGGGACCGTGGACCAACTGGTTGCCATCCATACAAAAGGGGAAGTAGGCACAATAAAATTGGCATGTGGTTAATGTGGATTTTTTATGGTATTGTTATTATACAATTGCTTCATGTATTCACAGTAATACCCTTCTTCCCTATTACTTTTTCTATATTATTAGGTCTAGGATTTATTTGTTATGTTGCTTGGAGGGCAAGTTGAGATTAACACAAGAGGTTATTGATAAGATTCAATTAGCAATGCAGCACACCAAAATGAATGGTGAAACTAACTGGAAAGATGGTGATGAGATTGATGTATGTTTAGGGGGAACTTTTGCAGGAGATAAGTTTATTAGTATAATAAACAGAACACGTAGCAATACAACTAAAAGATGAGAGATGAATTTCTTTGGGTTGAAAAATACAGACCTAAAACAATTGAAGATTGTATTCTACCAGAGAGTATAAAGAAGACATTTCTTGACTTCCTAGATAAGGGAGAAGTACCAAACTTACTTCTTTCTGGTCCTGCTGGATGTGGTAAGACTACAGTAGCAAAGGCACTTTGCAATCAGTTGGGGGTTGATGTT